CTGGTTTCTGTCAGCAGTGAAAGTATCTGCGTCAGTAGTACCGTCAGACTGTGTTACGAACGGGTTAGCAATCATACCGTAACGAGTCTTAAAGCCAATCTTGGGCTGGAAGGTGCTAGGATCGATTGCTCTAACCATCTGCAGGGGTACATACGGGCAGTAGAAAAGACCTGCATCATATGCGCTAGAACCCTTGTAGCCGACAACATAAAACTGAGAAGCGGCGCCAGTGTTAGCAGAATACGGATCGATGTATACTTTGTAACGACCGTTGAGTGTACCAGCAAAAGTGTTGCCAGTGTCGTCAACATTCAGGTCAGTAGAAAGTGCAGGGGTGTAATCAAGAACACCAGACATTGCAAGAGCAGAAGCAACATCAGCAGAACAGATGATGAAGTTACCTTTCCCCCTACGAGTGTCTTGTGCGATTACATTGGCATCTCTTTCAATGTTGAAGAGAAGACCCTTGAATCTTTCAACAGACCAACGACCGTTAGAGTCAACATCAAGGTCGAAAGTACCAGGTGTTGCTGTAGAAGCGGCACCAGTCTTAGCGACTTTGTAGATTGTTCTGATTACTTCACGGTTGATTTCAGCGAGAATTTCCTGAGAAAGAATGTTGCTCAGTTCGCCTTCTGCGTCAAGACCATGAACAGCTTTCAGGTCCTGAGCAAGTTCAACTGTGTACTCAGCTTTCAACGCTCTGGTCTTAGCTGTAACAGTTGTCTTCTCGATGCTGAATGCCATCTCGTTAAGTGTGGTGCTATCACCAAAGCCTTCTGCTGTAGAAGTGCTAACACCAGTACCTGTTGTGTAAGCGCCATCAACAGGGTTAGAACCAGCGTGTGTACCAGTACCAGCGAAGTCAGTATCAGCTTCGTTAAACAGAGCTTCATCGCCTGTCTGAGAAGAGTAATGCGACTTCATGGCAAAGATAAGACCAGTAGGTCCAGTCATTGGCTGAACACCAGCAACATCGTATGCCATCAGATTAGGAAGGGCTCTTCGAACCAAACTAATCAGAATAGGATCATAGTTGTCGATGCTTGCGCCGGTAGCGTTTGCGTGAGTTGCTTCTGAAAACAGAGCCTGCTTTTCTTCACGAAGAGCTTTCTCTTGGTTTTCCAAAACAACAGTAGTTACGGCTCTACGATGAGAGTCCTTAATCGCGGGCAGGTCTTCGTGTTCGAGAACCGGGCTCCACTTGTTTTGAAGTTCTTCTGAAAGATACATCTAAGTTTCTCCTTACTTGGTTGTGTATATTACTTGTTATTTATAAAAAATTACTTTTTAACTGCTTTGCTAATAGCTTGAGCGTAAATGTTTACTGGGCTAGACTCAGAAATAAATGCCTCGTCAACAGTATCCTGCATTTTGTCTTCTTCAGTTGCCTTAACTTTAGGGAAATAGTTTTCCTTGATTACAGCAACTTTTTCAGAGAAAAGATTCTCGTCATCGAAGTCAACATTCTCTACCAACTTGGCTAGTTTTTCTGCTTCAGTAACAGTCAGGTCTGTAGATGCTTCAGAAAGAACCTTGTTGCGAAGAAGTTCAGTCTTCTCGCTAACAATTTCCAACTTCTCAGCAATGCTTTCGTCTAGTTTGGACTTGAGTTCATCAATCTGCGTTTGCATTTCGCCGAGTACATCGTACTTCTCTTCAGGAACCTGAATGTAATGCTCTGCAAAAAGATTCTGTAGTCCGCCAATGAAACTCTCAGTGATTTCGGTTCTAAGACCTTTTTCGATTGCGAGTTCATTTTCTTTCATCCAGTTCTCAGCCACATAAGAAAGGTAAGAATCAATCTTCTCTACCATTGTGTTCTGAAACTGCTCTTGCTCCTGGGCATATTCTTCTCTGAGTTCAGCTTCAACAGCTTCCATCTCAGATGCCACTCTAGCAACGACCACGGCTTCAAAAATGTTAGCAGCCTTAGTCTTAAATTCTTCGCTAAGATGCTCTTCGTCAGCGAAAAGAGAAGTGATGTCAGCTTCAAAGAGAGATTCTTCTTCGC